CTTTGCAGATAGCTTTCGTTACATGGCAATAGGATTAGTAGAAGTAGATACAACATGGTCTAAACCATTACAACAAAATAAGGCATGGGTCGTATAATGATGAATCAAGAAGAGTTAAAGGCACTATGTGCTGACGAAATCAATAACGCTATTGGCTACTTAGAGTCCGATACTGTTCAAGAACGTGCTGATGCCATGAACTACTACTTCCGTGACAAATACGGAACTGAGGTAGAAGGTCGTAGCCAAGTAGTTACCGGTGAGGTAGCTGAAGCCGTAGATGGTGCATTGCCACAATTGATTCGTGTATTCACATCATGCGAGGATGCTGTCCGTTTTGAGGCTACCAAGGATGGTGAAGAACCACTAGCTGACCAAGCTAGTGACATGGCTAACTGGGTGTTCTATAAAGATAACGATGGCTTCTTAATCCTACACAACTGGTTCAAGGATGCATTGCTACAGAAGGTCGGTGTAGTTAAAGCCTACTGGGAAGAAAAGAAAGACACCATCAAAGAGAAGTATAAAGGCTTAACCGATGACGAGTTAGCCATGATTATGCAGACAGGCGAGTGGGAAATCACCAAGCAAGTAACTGACATTGTTATTGGTATTGATGGCTTCCCTTACAACACACACAGCGTAACGATTGAGCGCATCCAAGATGACAGCCGTATTGCTGTTGAGAACGTACCACCTGAAGAGTTTCTAATTAGCAAACGTGCTAAGACTATTGAGGACTCACCATTCACAGCTCACCGTAGAATGATTGCCCGTGGTGACTTGATTGCTATGGGTTACGAGAAGTCTATCGTTGATACTATCCCAGCCGGTGACCGTTTAGAGTATTCACCAGAGCGACTAGCACGTTTTGGTCGTGACGAGATGCCAGACTACGCACAGTCTACTGACCTATCAATGGAAGAGGTAGAGATATTTGAGTGCTACATCAAGGTTGATACAAACGATAACGGCTTGCTAGAGTTACGCAGGGTTATCATTGGTGGTGAGCAGATTCTATCTAATGAAGAGTGCGACTACGTACCATTCCACTCTGTATGCCCAATTCCTATTCCACACAAATTCTTTGGTCAATCACTAGCCGACAGGACAATGGACTTGCAACTAACCAAGTCTACTATATTGCGTCAAATGCTAGACAACTTGTACCTAACTAATAACGCACGTGTTACAGCCGTAGAGGGTCAAGTTAACCTAGATGACTTACTAACTTCTACTGCTGGTGGTGTTATCCGTGTTAAGAATCCTCAAGCAGTAAATCAACTAACAGTAGCAAACACAGCCGGTCAATCATTCCCGATGATGGAATACTTGGATGGTGTACAGGCTAAACGTACTGGTGTTAGTGACCTACAGCAAGGTCTTGATGCTAACGTGCTTCAGAACACTACAGCAACAGCCGTGGCAGCCATGATGCAACAGTCAGCAGGTAAGCTAGAGCTAATGGCTCGTATCTTTGCTGAAACAGGTGTCAAATCACTATTCCGTGGCATCTTGCACCTACTATGCAAATACCAAAACCAAGCTAAGACAATCCGTATGCGTGGCAAATGGGTATCTTATGACCCACGTGAATGGTCTAACCTATACGAGGTATCAATCAACGTAGGCTTGGGCAACGGCAACCGCCAAGAGCAGATTGCTATGCTACAAATGATTATGTCTAAACAGGAAGAAATCATCGGCAAGTACGGTGCTAACAACCCATTGGTGACTGTAACGCAATATCGCAGCACTCTTGGTCGCATGATTGAGATGGCTGGCTTTAAAGACACAACATCATTTATTAATGAGATTACACCAGAAGTTGAACAACAAATAATGCAGCAAGCAAGCCAAGCACCGGCTGATCCAAACTCTGAGGCAGCGCAGTTATATGCAAGAGTAGAAGAACAGAAGGCTCAATTGTCTGCACAGACTGCCCAGGCTAAGTTACAACTAGACCGTGAGCAAATGCAAGTAGAGAATGCTCGTAAAGAATTAGAGTTCCAACAAAAGCAAATGCAACTTGAAGGCGAGTATCGTATCAAGGAAGCTGAATTGCAATTGAAACAGATGGAATTAGAAGTTAAGACACAGGCAACTGATGGCAAGCTACAGACAGAGCAGCTTAACGCTATTATGTCAGCCATTACTAGCTTGAATGAAATGGTAAAAGGTGGTATAAAGGCTGAACCACAAGATATGGAAGAAAACTTTGATATTGACACAACCTATGGTGCATAAATGACCAAATCAGAGTGGGCAAACAATATGCTCCAAGACCAAAACTTCTTGGAAGTGTTTAAAGAGATGGAAGAATTACAGATGCAACGGTGGTCTAACTCACCGCTTTATGATTATGACGAGCGACAAGATGCTTACACAAAGCTAACGGCTATTCGTGAAGTAATGGCTCATATCGTTGGCATGGCAGATGACCGCAAGATTAATGCAAAACGCTGGAAAATACTTTAGCAAGATTTTATAGTATCTATAAAACGTGGCTAGGCGCACTAGCATATGGAGATTTAAATGACTACCGACACCAACCCTAACGGGAGTGACACACAGAGTACTGGCACTATCAATGAAGCACAAAACGCATTCTTAGGTTTAATGGATGCATCGGAAGCACCAGAAGAAGGGCAAGCTGAAGAGCAACCAGAACAAGAGAATGAAGAAGGTGGCAACGAGCAAGAAGTTGAGCAAGCAGATGATAGCTCAGAGGAGTCTAATCCAGACCAAGACGAACAACGGTTTCAAGTTAAAGTCGGTGGCGAGGATAAAGAACTAACCTTAACTGAACTAAAATCACTAGCGCAACAAGGTGCAGATTACACCAAAAAGACGCAACAAGTAGCAGAGCAACGCAAAGCAGTAGAGGCTGAACAAAAAGCTATTGAAGAAGCCAAATATATGCGTGATGCTTATGCAGAACGGTTGCAAGCAATGGAGCAGTTACTGAATGCTCAACAACCAGTAGAGGATTTAGAGTCTTTAAAAGAATCTGACCCTATCGGTTACGCTGTACGAGTGGCAGAGATGTCGCAGAACAAAGAGAAGTTATATGCAATACAAGCTGAAAGACAACGCATTGCAGAGATGCAACAAGCCGAGCAACAGCAAGGAATGCAACAATACTTGTCCGAACAGGCTGCTAAATTGTCTGAAACACTACCGGAATACAGCGATCCAGTAAAAGGTGAGGCACTAAGGTCAGATTTGCGTAAGTTTGCAAAGAACTTAGGATTCTCAGACCAAGAGCTATCAGCAGTAAGAGATGCTCGGCACGTTATGGCATTGTATAAGGCAATGCAGTACGACAAATTACAACAGTCTAAGCCTCAACTAAACAAGAGGGTTAGTGAACCGCCTAAGACGATTAAGTCTGGTAACAGTAATACATCTGTAAATACTGACCAGGCTAAAAAGACTATGGCTCAATTACAAAAATCAGGCAAGGTGCGTGACGCTGCATCTGTCTTTGAAAACTTTATTTAAGGAATTATCATGGCAACATATCAAACCTATACCAGCATTGGTCAACGTGAAGACTTGGCTGATGTTATTTACAACATCTCACCTACAGATACACCATTTATGACATCTGTTGGTAAAACCGCAGCTACTGCTGTATACCACGAATGGCAAACAGACAGCTTGGCTGCTGTAAACGTATCAAACGCTGTGGTTGAGGGTGCAACTGCATCTGACGCAACACTATCTCCAACTACTCGTGTTGGTAACCGTACACAAATTTCACAAAAAACCATCAAAATTTCTGGTACTTTGGAAACTGTAAACAAAGCTGGTCGTAAATCAGAAAAAGCATACCAATTGGCTAAGGCTTCTGCTGAAATCAAACGTGACATGGAAGCTATCCTATTAAGCAACCAAGTTGCTTCTGCTGGTGACTCTTCTACTGCTCGTGTTTTGGGTGGCTTACAAACATGGTTAAGCTCAAACTACTCTGGTGGTACTTCTGGTACTGCTGGTTCTTTGGGTACTACTGCTCGTGTAACTGGTACAGACCGTGCTTTCACAGCAGCTATCTTAAACACAGTAATCCAATCTACTTACACTAACGGTGGTTCACCAACTTTGTTGATGGTAACTCCAGCTCAAAAAGTAGTTGCATCTACATTTGCCGGTATCGCTACTCGCTTTAAAGATGTACCTAGCAATGTTCAAGCAGCCATCATCGGTGCAGCAGACGTTTATGTTTCTGACTTTGGTACTATCTCTATCGTGCCTAACCGTTTCATTCCTAACTCAGACAATGATGACGTAGCATTCTTATTAGATCCTGAAATGGCTGCTGTATCTTACTTGCGCCCATTCCAAACTAATGAGCTTGCAAAAACTGGCGATGCTGATTTAACTCAGTTGCTAGTTGAGTATACATTAGAAGTTAAGAACCAAGCAGCACACGGTATCATCGCTGACTTAACCTAGTAATTAGTTAGATATGTGGGGAGGGGAAACTCTCCCCCATTACGAGGTCTTATGAGTAATACAATATCCAACGGCATTACCAATACATCGTTTATTGATAACGGTGACCAATTAGTTATAGCTAAGAGCCAAGACATTACAAGCATACTTGAGATGAACAAGCGTGAGTACGCTGCTCAAGACGAACGTAAGACATTCCTCT